ATAATAATGATAAGAGCAATTTGCTGCGCGGGGTGTATGAGAGGGTCCTCTATCGTATCGTCGATGGGGTTGCACGCCTCCCTCCTAGCCCTGCGGTGGGAGTATTTGACAGAGAGTTAGGCAACGTCCGTGAACGCATTGTGCGGGAAATCCCTACATGTCGCCCCCTTACCTTGACACAAGTTGTTGAGTTGTATGAGGGCCGCAGGAAGGAGATTTACCAACGGGCGGCGCTTAGTCTAGCAGCGAGACCACTCCAAAAGAGTGACAGTTATGTCAGTACCTTCACGAAGTGCGAGAAGATTAATTTCTTTCTCAAACCGGATCCAGCACCGCGTGTGATTCAGCCACGTTCACCGCGGTTTAATGCGATGCTCGCAAGGTACCTCAAACGGCTTGAGAAGAAAGTCGTCAATGCGGTAGCCGAGGTTTGGAACGGGACGACTATCATGAAGGGTTTGAATGCGGAGGGTGCGGGTGCAGCGATGGCGCAAATATGGGCAGAGTTTGATGACCCGGTGGCAATTCCGTTGGATGCCACTAGGTTTGACCAACACGTGTCCAAACAGGCGTTAGAGTGGGAGCATTCCGTTTACCTAAAGTGTTTTGATCAACATGATCGTGCCAAACTAGGAAAACTGTTGTCAATGCAGTTGGTTAATCGAGGGTTTGGTCGTGTTGAAGATTGCAAACTTGATTATGAGGTCGAAGGACGTCGTATGAGTGGTGACATGAATACTGGGATGGGAAACTGTCTCCTTATGTGTTCCATCCTGTACGCGTTTAAGACTAAATGTCGCGTGAAGATGCGACTGGCCAACAACGGGGATGATTGTGTCATTTTCGTCGAGCGCAGAGATGTATGGGTTAAGGATAAACTGTCTGCACACATGTTGAAGTTTGGGTTTCCTGTGGAAATCGAAGAAACTGTCGATGTGCTTGAGCAGGTTTCGTTTTGCCAGACCAACCCAATATATGACGGCGAGCGGTGGATTATGATGCGTGACCCGCGGGTATGTATTGACAAGGACCTTTGTTCTGTGTTGGATCTGGGAAACCAGAAGGGAGCAAGTAAATGGGCGCATGCAATAGGAACATGTGGCCTGGCCATGACGGCTGGGCTACCGGTGATGGACGCGTTTTATACTATGCTCATACGACACGGGACGAAAGGGAGCGTGATTGATTCACCATGGATGGACAGCGGGTTTAAACGAATGGCTGCCGGCCTAGACAGGAAGGCAAACAACGTGTCAACAGCTGCCCGGGTGAGTTTCTGGCGTGCGTTTGGAATTCTTCCAGACATGCAGGTTTCCATGGAGAAGAGCTACATTGGGATGCAGCTCAACTTCTCGGCCGGGGTATCGGATTCACCATTCGCATACCACGCCTTAGTCTGGTAAGACTTTAATATACCGTGAACACAATACAAGTACTAAGTACCTAGTTGTATAGAATGACGAAGAACACTAAGAAGAAGAACGGTGGAGCTATTCCCAAGAAGAAGCCCAAAATCCAGGTTCCTAAGGCTAGGTTTGATCGTGGGATGGAAGCGTATCGTGCACTGCTTGAAGATCCGTGCGCGGCACCGATGGTACATGCCCCTTTTGCGGGTATGGGTTCATCTTACCTTGTGCGCACGGTTAATGCTTTGCAACCGTCGATCACATCAATCGCCGCGTCTGGCACTATGGATCTGTTTTTAGAGTTTACGCCTTGGAATTTGCCTGCAATGGCTTGTTTTGGTTCCGCTTATCCTGGTGGTACTATGACTGCAACCAACGGATCGTTGTCTAATTTCGTGACTTCAGCGTTGGTTAAGTCGTATCGCCCGGTTGCAGCTTGCCTGAAGTGGGTACCCTCTGGCAACATCGCCGGTAGGTCCGGAATTATTGGACTGTCATACTCTCCTGAGAAGACCACCACACCCGGCGTTGCCAATTACGGCATCAGCATGATGAGTTCAACCATGCATCAAGCACCAAATGGGTCTGAGTCCCACGAGGTTAGGTGGCTGCCATCATTTGAGGATGCCAGGTTTGGCAGTAGCGCGGAGACCAATGTGGTCGGTGCGGGATCATGTATGTTAGTCGCACTTAATGTGGACTATACCGGTAACGGTTCAGCTGGCATATGCAATGGTTTCATCGAGATGACTGTTGTTTGGGAGTGGGAGCCGGCGATTGGAACTGCCAATGTGCCTAACGGCGTTGTGCCGTCTCTCTCCACCCCGGCTAAGTTCACTCTTAATGATGTGCTTGGCTCGATTGGTGATGTTGGCAACTTTGTTGTCCACACTGCCCGACGTGCAGCAGTTGCCTATGATTGGGCCACCGGTGGCGTCCGTCGTGGCGCCAGCCTGTTGACTGGTTAGATGTTAGGTAGATCAATGGTAGGTAGGTAGATCAATGGTGAGTTTGAGCGGTTCCGCAAGATGCACTCGTGTGTAGGTGGAGATTGACTAGCGTTGAGGGGTGGTGCCCAAGAAACGTGAACGGCCGCCACCGCTTAAACAAACCATTGTGTACAGTATGAGTGGCTAGGCTGTACCACGAGAGTGGCGGTTAAAGTCCGTATATAGGTGTTGCTGGGTGAATAGCAACACGTGGTGAAACTCCATGCACCTCCAATC